GAATCATCGCCAATCCTAATGTTACCAATAACCTGTAACGCCTCATCTGGTGTAGTATGAAGAACCCCAACTTTACTAGCAGACGCATCTACAAACAATGTACCTGAGTCGAAGTTGGCATCGCCAGATGCTTCCAGTCCACCAACTACCAAGTCAGCAGCGGTGTACCCAGTGCCTGAAGTATTAACCGTAGTTGTAGGCTCAACTTCAAGCCCCTTGAAAAGCTTAAACTTATCTGAGTCACTAGCATCCTTAAATAGACCAGCGTACTTAGTTGTAACACCAGAGTTTAAAGAGTAGTCTCCGTACAAACCAACATCCACAGAGTTTGCGGCATTCTGGTTTGCTAGTTCAATTAAAGGATCTTCAACCGATAGCGTCTGCGTATTAACCGTAGTGGTTGTACCATTTACGGTAAGATTACCAGCTATAGTTACATCGTCAGGAAGACCAATAGTTAAAGTGTTATCCGATACTGATGTTTCTATCTCATTAGTAGTGCCAGCAAAATTAACTGTCTGTCCAGGAGCAATAGGATCGTCGCTTCCTGAATCGCCTCCAAGAGTCCAACCACCATCAGCGCTAACCTGAGCATCAACATAAGCAGTGGTAGCCACCTTGGTTGAGTTGTCGCCAGAGGTTTGAGTAGTTGCCGTAACGCCACTAGCAAGAACTGATGAAGCAGTTACATTCCCAGTTAGGTCTCCTGTTACATTCCCTGTAAGAGGACCAACAAGGGACGTACCAGTAATTGTCGTTCCTGTAATTGCAGCAGCAGATGCTGCTCCGATTATTGCTCCATCTATAGCTCCACCATTAACATCTATAGTGGAAAACGTGCTAGTTCCTGTAGATGTAACATTACCTGTTATGTTTCCAGTGACATCACCTGTTACGTCTCCCGTCAGGTTTCCTGTAACGTTACCAGTTACTGAACCAGTATGTGAACCTGTTGTATCACCAGTAACATCTCCTGTAAGATTTCCTGTGACATTACCAGTGACATTACCAGTTACGCTTCCTGTATGTACACCTGCACTGTTGCCAGTTAAATCACCTGTTACGTTCCCAGTAACATTACCTGTCACATTGCCCGTTACGTTACCAGTAAGAGCAGCCGTAATTGTACCAGCAGCAAAGTTTCCTGAAGAATCACGAGCTACAACCTTAGAGGCAGTGTTTGCTGATGTAGCATCTACTGCCAAAGTAAGTGCTGCACTTTCAGATCCACCATCACCACCAGTGATATACGATCCATTAGTAACACTCTGTACATAATTTCCAGTGGTGTCAGTACCAAGGGCTACGCTATTAGCCTGAATTGTTGCAGCACCACCAGCAGCAATAAGAATGTCTCCACTTACATTTCCAAAAACTTGGTCCTCTAAATTAGAAAAAGTAATCTTTCCATTGCCGCTATCGGTGCTATCCACCATAGCTACAAAGTCATCTTGAGCTATGCTCGTTTCTGTAGCGAGTTCATTTAGGTCTAAAGATACGGTAAGCGTTTGCCCACTAGCTGCGGTGTCTAGTCCAGTTGCACCAGCAATGGTAAGCGTCTGGCTATCAAGATCTACTGCACCTGTTCCACTATCTCCAGCAAAGTCTAAGTCCTCAGCACTTATCTGAGTGTCAACATAAGCTTTGATGCTCTGCTGAGTAGCAAGAGATGTAGCAGAGTTAGAGGACATATTATCCTCATCTAAAATAGTTACTTCAGCAGGAGTACCTGCACTACCAGAAACGTTACCTAAAACAGTAAGATTAGTAAAGTTTTCTATCTTAGCCTTAGTAACATTGCTATCTGCAATCTTAACAGTAGTAACGGCACTTGCATTAATCTTTGCTGTGGTAACAGCACTTGATGCAATTTTTCCAGTGCTAATACCTAAATCCTTAATAATAATAGATCCACTAGAAAGCTGAGTTGTAGAATCGTCTACAGCACCTGACGCAAATGTAGCTGCATTGGCTATGTTGTTTAGCTTAGTTGACGTAACCTGATCGCCATCAGCAAAAGTATTTCCTGTTGTAAGTATTGCCATTATTCTGCTTTCTGTAAACTTCTAAACGTAGTAGCTCCTGCTACCTTTAATGCTCGTAATCTAGGTCTTCCCTTAGTTGTCGTTAATTTAAATTGTAATCCGTAAGCTCGTCGATTTCCAAATCTACCTCTTAATGAGACATCTTCGTCAATAGGCACTTCAACTCCATTAAGATCTGAAATGCTGCCTAGGTCTATTATATCATCAATATTTTCTGTGATTGCTTCTAAATTTGCATCAGAAATATTACTTGTACTTGACTGAATATGCAAGTCGAAATTGTTCCACTTTTTGCGATCAATAGAATTAAGCGTAAACATCCTAGTGACGGCAGAAGCATCAATCTGTGTACTAATTGAAGATTGTCCAACCTGTACAACGTAATTATCGGTATCGTCTGCCCTAGATTCGTACTTATGAACCCCACCATTGCGGTTCATACAGTAAACTCCACGTTGATCTCCAGCACCTGCAACGGCTAAATGAGTGTACTCCCAATCAGAATTGTTTACAGAGTCTAAGGACTCCCATTGCTTATTAACAAAATTGTAAATAAGAAGGGCATTATTTGTTATTGAATCATCAAAAGGTACAGCAAGATAGTACCTATTGTCAAAATAAACTGAAACCGATTTATCGATGTGAGCCTTATTTATGCGTTGAATAGTACCTTCAATAGAAGCTGATAACGGAATATCCTGACCTCTAAGGTTGTACAAGTCGATAAAGTCCAAAGCATAAACGCCATTATCAGAAAGGAATATCATCTTGTTTCCAATCTGTTGAATGGTATCTTTTGCTACACAACCAACCTCACTAGTAATTAACTGAGAGCTTGAACTGCCTAAGTCTAAACTATTAGCAACAATATGTATGCTATTGCGATTAAATACAACCAATTTGTCATCAGAAAACGAATGAAATCCTACAATAAAGTCAGCTGCACCAGCATTAAATCTAAACTGACCATAAACTCTATCGTAAGTATCTGCGTCTAGTATGTCCGAAAACAACGCCTCATCAACAATATTTCTGTCAGTAATTGTAGCTGATCCAGATGTTCCTGTTACATCGTACTGATACGGAACAATCAATCTACGTTGATGGTATGTTCCAAATGCAGGAGCAGGAGAGTGAGTAAATCCTAAACCAATAGAAACTGGTTGCTGAACAATAACTCCACTAATATTACTAGAATTAGCAAGCTGAATATAAAAACTTACAGTAAAAGCAGTATTGTCTCTTTCAGCTACAATAAATTGATCTCCTACTGTAAAGGTTGAGGGAGACCCCGTGCTTTCTATAGTAAAAAGATCTCCAACATTTAGGCCGTTCATTGCGGCTAAGCCACTAAATGTAGCAGTAGCTTTGCCATCAACAACATCTACCCTAGTCGGAGTAAGTTGCTTAGGTTGACTGTAATCCCCATTAGCAACAAGAGAAAATGTAGGAGAAGAAATATTCCCATCCCACTCCATGGCTATTTGACCCTTTCGGAATATGTAAAGTTTGTTAAAAGCCTGTATGACATTAGCTCCCTGTGGAACAGTTTCACCAGTAGGATAAGTTAGCTCAACGGTAGTTGCTCCAGAATCAGAAGTCTTAACAAGTACAGTACTATTAGTTGCAACTATAGCAATGTAAGATTCGGAGTCGTTATTAGGATCAGAAAACTCGCAAGATGCTTCAATAAAATTAACAGCACCATCATCAATTTTCATACCAGTTACTGTCATTGTTCCAGTAGGAGTAACAGACAATCCAGTTACTGTGTAAGTAATTGTGTCAGAATCTACTACGGTAGCAGTAAAGTTACCGTTAGGATCTATTGTTCCAGTGTAAGATAATCCACTAATGTTTACCCCAGTTTGATTATTTATTCCATGAGCAGAAGCAAAGTTTACAGTAATAACTTCACCCGATCTAGTATAGGAACTAACAGAAGGAATAGATTCGTACAAATAAAACGGAACAGTAAAAACAGCAGCAGCAAATGGAGAAGAAAAAATTTCCACCCCTTTCCTTGGTTGCCACTCACCATTCAAATCCATACGTCCGTTATTAGACTCAGTAAGAATACCTGAACGCAACTGGTCGGGACGAAGCTTATTATTGAAGCCAGCAAAACCTTGATCCAAGTCTTCTTGGATTCTATCATCTACAGCTCCGTATGAATCGTATCTTGCCATCTAGTATTTGCCTTTTCTGCTCTTAGGAGAACTCTTAGTTCGTCCACCTTTGCCTTTCCACAACTCTGTACAGGCTAAGTGTTTAGCTGTTCCAGGTTTTGCGGTACTGCACTTATGCCTAGCCCTAAAAGACTTTCTGGCAGCATCTGAGTAATTATGACCGTATCCCGAAGCACCTGCATGGACTAGCTTACGCTTACCACCACTACAGTACAGCTTCATAATCTTCTTGCCTGAGCGTGTGCTTTTACGCACTTCACCACATCGCATTGACTGTTTAGGACTTTTTGCCACGTTTTACTGCCTTTACTCTTCTTGGTTTACCTGCTGGTTGCCCTAGATTTTTCTTCTGGGCTATTCTTGATCTCTTCTGTGATGCAGTCATTTCTCCTTTAGTTACAGGAGTTTTGCTGCTAACACGCTTAGATGGACGACAATAAGGTGTACCCCTCTTTTCTCCTTTACGGCGACCACAAGGCTTACCAGTGCGTACATCTACCCACTTCTCCTTGAACCACCGCTTAAGAGCAGCACCTTCCTTTGTCTTCCGAACAGCCATTACTTCTTCTTACGCTTACCCCAGTTAGCAGCACCTACCTTTCGACACTTAGCTATTGCCCCACTTGCGTACGCAGATGGGAACACCTTGTACCGTGCTTTAACTTTTCTATAACAAGCGTCTTTGGGCATTATCGAACTCTTCTCCTTCCCATACAGCTTGTGCAGCCACAAGATTTCTTCTTACCCTTTGGCATGACTATTTCTTTCCTTTGCCACCTTTACCGTAGCCACCACATGATTTGCGTTTTCCGTACTTCATATTATTCCTTAATGTCTAAGTAGTTTTTGTCTTTGAGTTCAAAATTTATGCTACCATAGCTTTTTAGTTTTTCTACAGTGCTTCCAATTTCTTCCATGTTTTTTTCTAAATACTGTAACCTTAAATTTTGTTCAGCATCATCAGGTAAAGCTCCAAGCTCTCCTCTAGGCCATTTAATGCGGAACTCAGTATTCATTCCTATCTCTACATCCCTGATGTTCTGAGCGTTCTCTAAGGTGGCTATACGGCCTGTCATATTAACGTACCCCGTCACACTAACTACCGTGAAACCAATCAACGCAATCAAGTTACGCAGAGGAATGGTGACTGCTGTATCTTCACTTACTTTCATTATTTAACCTGAGAGGAACCAAAGTAAAATCCTAGTAGTGCCAGCATCCCCTGTCTCACTTCAGGCAGTAATACAAACCCTTCTAAATGTTTCCACTTGTCAGCTCCGATTCCTATAAATTTAAATATACCAGACTTGCCACCCTCAACAGTTACAGGGATGTCGAAGAACGCCATGACAAAGGGAGCAAATACCACTGAAAACAAGATGCACATAGCGATGAGTTTTCTAACCCAAGCTCCTCCTTCATCGGATCTTTGTGCTGCTTTGTCTGCTGAATTATCTGCTGCATCTTGCTTCTGAATCATGGACTTGATAGCATTTGCTTGGATATTCATTTGTGCCGAAATCAACTTCATCACAAAGCCCGTAACGCCACCGCCAAGCATAGCTAACAACTCACCATTCATTTATTCAGTTCTTTTACCGTCTTATAAATCCAAAGCCCCATGTACACAATCGTAAACAGGGATGCCGCAATAGATAGTACTTGGCTAACTCCTTGAGAGGAAACAGCCAACACTGATCCAGAAGCCCCAATAAGGAACTTGTTTATTTCGCCGCCCATTACACAAACTGTGAAGCGTGTACAATAGCGGTACCACCAGATCCCAAGAACTTTGCTGATTTTGCACTAAGTGCGCTAAGGGTAATGAGACCCTTTTCTTTCAGCAAAAGATGACCATTAGATGCGGTAGGAGCACTGCCATCGAATGTTACGATGACGTTGTTATCCTGGACATCAATCATCACGTAATTGGTATCTGTGTCAAAGGCTGCAAACTGAACACCAGCTCCTGAAGTTGCACAGGATAGGTTTTCTCCAGCAATAGTGCCATTGGGAAGAGGATATAGGTTTGTTACTAGACTATTCATTATCTGGATTGTTGAGAAACGTAAGTGTTAATTCTTTTCTTGACTGTATTATTGTTCATAATCTGGTCAGTTTTTTCTAACTCTGAAGACAAGTAACCTTGAGCATTTTGCTCTTCGACTATAGCCTTCTGGTGCTGACCATCCATACGCAAGAAATCAGCGTAAGTAGTATGAGCAACATAATAAAAAAATTCTAAAGGAATCTCTTGAGTGGACTTGTCGCCATCAAGGTTCCAGGTGCTAGGAATATCAGTAAGCTCCTTCTTGTACGTAACAAACGCAGAACTTGCATCAGCAGTTGTTAGATTAAGAATATGGGCTCCATCTGATTGCACAAAAAATTCAAACTCTAATGCAGAGTTTTGCAAAAAGGGCTGAGTCCTGTGAATCCGCACAAACTCAGCAATGTCGTTTTTGCTTGTTTGTGTAAAAGGAATTACAGAACTAGATACTGTTCTTTCCTCACCAACAACCAAATATCTAGGCCACATTGGAGTAGCCTGATAAGCCTCAAACATCCTACGCTTTGCGAAGTTTAAAAGCTGAGTCTTTTCGTTTGTAGTAAAGGAAGTTACCCCTGCTAGAGCAGTGATAAGATCGTACAGGTCTCTGTTGTACTTTACTTGCATTAAGCTTTATTCGGGCTTAGCTCAGGGAACTTTTTGTTAAAATAACGTAAGAACTCTCTACTGTTTACAGTGTCGTGTCCGTACTTGTTTACTAATCTAAAATAATCACGAGCAGGCATATTAGCTACACACTTTCCTAAAATAGGATGGGTCTTGCCGACATTAGTCTTTGCCTCTTTAGCAGCTTGATTAATTCTATCTTGCTCTTTTGCTCGCTCCATTTTAAAACCTGTTCGGATTTCTTTCATGAAAGACTCGTTCACCTCTCCGTCAGAATACTTTGGTACTGATGTAATGATGTTCATTTCTTTTTTAAGAACAAGCAGGTTTTAAAAAACTTATGTAAATTTTTTGCTAAGAAAACAAATGGATTACCATTATCAAAAGATTTATTTATGGGGTAGTAACGACTACATGATAATCGCACCTCACAGTTTACTCCTTGACACTTAATTATATTCATTAATTACTTCTTTAATTTTCTAGCAAACAAATTAAAAGGGGAGGCCAGGATTGGCCCAACCTCCCCCAAACTAAGGGTATGCTTAAAAAGCTTACGCTACTTCTTCGATCTTACCGTGAGCCTGTGGGTGATAAACACCGAGGGTCAAGGAGCAATCGACGTAACCACGCTCACCACCACCCTGATTCGGGAGGCGAGTCGATCCCATTGGAATCAGCTCA